ATATGAGCAAGGCGATCCTTTCAAAGGTAAGCCAGCAGAAGAAAAAGAGCCTGCTTGTGGTCTACCTCCAACTAAGCGAGATGATTACGGGGCGGACACTGATATCGCGAGTGCTTCATCTAACAAAGATGAGATTGGCGACGACTGGAGCTGACCTATGTACCTTTTATACATACCAAATACAGGGGCTAGTATTGCTAGTTCCTCTGTGTTATCTTCAGTTACCAGTTACGTGAGTCCTATCTCTCAAGGTAAGTAGATTGAAAGAACAAAACAACTTACCTCCTGAGGCAGCGATTCACTTCAATCCTGATTGTCTGTACACCCTCCAGCAAACGCCCTTCTTTCCTTTGCCGGGCGATAGTCTTAAATGCAAAATTGTTGAACTTCCATATAAATATGCAGATAACTGCATTTCAATAGTTACATGGACGGAAGTTCTAGAAGAATTAAAAGAAGATCACACAATTATTTCTTATAAATTTTTACCAGAACAATTGCCAACTTCTATCCTTGTCGAATACCCATCATCCAGTTCTTGCAGCGCTTCAATCGGCTAAAACTAGTAAAGAAGTCAAAGGACTTCTAGATGCTTACGGACACCAAATATGTAATGCTGCATGGAAAGAACTGTCCGAAATTGATAAAGCATCTTTACTTTTAGCAAAAGAATTTAACGGAACTATTATTCATGACATCAAAGAACAATGATGATCCAAAGAATCAGTATTCCTTGCATCTGGAGCAGGTAAAACTGCAACGTGAGACTAACCAATTACTAAAAGAATTAGTAAACACACTGAATGGTTTCACAAATAGTGGAGCTAGCTTGCAAACTGTAGTGCCAGATAATGCATTCCTTGCATACTTAAGTGTCGTTGGCCCAGCACTTGCGAGACATTTGGATAACACGATTGGTGCAGAAGAAATTAAAAAAGGTGGAGTTCATTTAGGGCAAAGCCTAGTAGATGAGTTCTCCGCCTTCAGCTCCTGCCAAAAGCCAGAAGATCAGATTTATAAGTCCCTTGAATTCCTCAACAAAGGAACTGACGACTAACTTATTGGGCTTCCATTTATAGGGTTTGCATGGCCTAAACGTATACCTGCCTTATCAGAATGCCTCCTTTAGATCCTTAGTTATTCGAACCGATAATTAAGCTCAGTCACATTAGCCGTTTCTAATGTTGATCGATTGGAGCCAAAGTATTTGTTGTTCTGATTTGTGTTCTGTTCGCGGATAGCAAGTGGTTTCAGGGTTGAGATCCCCATTAGGGGCTTGCTATAAGGATGCATTAAATGGAGTAAGTCCCAACTATTATTGACTACTAATCGTTACATTCTGTAAGAAAGCGTTACATTATATGTAACAATTGTCTTGCAATATGCCTGCTACACGCTTTGAGATTAATGGCGAACGGCATTATAGAACTGATAAAGCAGATAAAGCATATCCTTCGGTTACAACAATCCTTAGTAAATGCGCCACTGAAAGTAGCAAAAAAGCTTTAAAGAATTGGATACTTAAGAATCCTGGGGGTAGCGCAGCCGCAGCCAAGCGAGGTTCAGCGGTACACCAAGCCTGCGAGGACTATATTCGAGGGAAAGAAATAACAATAGAATCAGAATACCAACCATTTTGGAACGGAATTAGCCAACATTTAGATAAATACGATTCTTTTATTTGGAGTGAAATGCCACTGCGACCAGAGTGGTCTTATTGCACGGGAGAAGATGGAATTTCTAGAGTTTGGTCTCACAAGTATGGGTATTGTGGTTGCCCTGACTTGGTTGGAATTAGGAATGGAACTTATATAATTGCTGACTTCAAAACTAGTAATCAACCCTATTCTCGGTATTATCCCAAAGCAAAAGCAGATCGTTCTAGGTTTACTGGTTGGAATAAATTCAATAAATGTGCAATGCAATTAGCAGCATATGCACAAGCACTAGATGAAACTCTTGGTATCAATATTGACTGCGCTCAGATTATTGTTTCCACTCCAGAAATCGATCAAAGTTTTATTCTTACAAGAGAAGAATTAGATCGACATAGAACTAAGTGGTTGCAAAAAATTAGACGCTATCAAGAGATAAAAGAGGAAGAAGAACAAGCCAAACATATTCTTAAAGAACTAAAACAAGAGTTAGAAGATTCCGGGGATAATCTGCCCAGTAGTGAGGTAAGCACCGAGAAGGCCGATAAAACCAATCATTGCCCAGCGACCGTTAGCTAATTCAGCTTCCTTGATATAACCCTTGTACTCTTCCACTAGTTGTGGCTGAGTTTCTTTGCCAAATATATTTTGCTTGCCGTATTCAGTTGTAATGGAAGAGTCAGTCATTAGAAAACACCAGGAACAAGTTGACCACTAAATACGTAAGAAGCTGTCAATATCCAGAAGATCATCATGGCAGCACGGCCATTAGAGCGTTGCCAGATTTCTATGTTTGTATCCTTCATTTAAAAAACTCCTGGGATAATTTGACCAGTAGTTACATATGCTCCGAATGCTGCAACGATTCCAAGCATTGCGGCCCAACCATTAAACTTTTCTGCTTCAGGTGTCATTAGACCCATCCTTGAATAATTCCTTTTTATTGTAATAGGTATTTATACTGTGTCGTTAGTCTTGCAATGTGAAAGCCGAACTGTTTAATAGAATTAAATTGACATCCACACAGTATTAATGGACAAGCCAAAGCTTCTATATACAACTGACAAAGGCGGAACTGTTCATACCTATCAACTCACAGGCGGCAAAAGCGATTTCAACCGTTACTTAAGTTGCTATCTAGGTAGTTGTAAATTCAATAACGACTTAGATGAGGCAGCTAAACATTTAAGCACCGTTGAACCTGAGTAGTTACGAAGATATTTGGTTGTGTAATTGTCCAGTTAATTTATAGCAAACGGAATTCTCGATTTTGTCTTGCAGTCCGACCAACTCATTAGGCATAGGTGTTTTACTCATTACTCTAAAAGTAGCAACTATGGGGCATCTCCCATAAGCAGCGCCAAACTTTTCAACGATCTTTGCCGTTACAGGCATCTCTCCCGTGAGAATATCTTGTACATCATTAAGGTCATCCTGTTTGATACCCTTCGCGTAATCTTGATCAGTAAATAATTGCCATACCTCTCTTGTGTTTAAGACCTCGTACTTACGTATAGCTTGAAAATGTTCTGCCAATAAAGAACCGAATTTCTTGAGTTCTTTCGCTGTAGGAACAGGTGGTGGAGTAACAACCTTCTCTTCTTCTTCTGATTCTTGCTTCTGGATATTCTTCTGACTAGCAGACAATGCTGCAAGTATCCGAGGTAGATCTTTTGTTTCGCTTGTGCTCCTAATCCAACTCTCTACATCCTTAATAGTAAGAGTGTTTTTGTACTCACCAGTATCGTAATAATCAAAAAGAGCATCAGGTGTTATTCCTAATAATCCAGCTAAGTTTCTTGTAATTCTTGTCCGTACATCAAAAGGATTAACTTCTCCTCTTAAATATTTAGTAACAGTACCAATCGATACTCCCATTCTATCTCCAAGTTTTCTTTGTGAGATATCATGCATAACCATTGCTTGGTTAAGAGACTCAATAAATCTTTGAACCTCTTTTGAGTGGTCTGGATTTATAAAGTTCGCATATTTATTTTTTGCTTTAGATATGCGTTCTTCTTGTTTATCCCCTTGGGGTGATTTTTTTACTTTTTTAGATTGCATGATTAGAGAAAAAGAATGTGGTGGAAATTGTTCTCCTCAGGTCGAAGTTCACTCCGTAGAAGTGACAGTTGGAGTATGCAATGTGCGACCTTCATGTACGAGCGTATAGCACCTGTACACTTTTGTACGATTTGCTACACACTATCTACATAAAGCAGTGTACGTGTTCAATAATACGGAAAAGCTAGTCATAGCGCTAGCCTAAGTGTGCAAAACTAGTAAATATTCTGTCATTAGTAAGAAAAATTTATATTTTAATGGTGTTTTCCACAGAAAAACCTTCAATATTAGCGATTTAACATGCGCGTTTATACTTAATTAGTCATAATCTGTTACTTATAACAGGTCTCAAAAAACCTTAATTTGTTCTTTTCACGTACCGAATACCATAGAAGGTGTTAAAACTTGTTGTACCTTTTTGACAACCAAGGCACACTAAGTATCCGTAGAGCATTGTTATCCGTGAGCGAAATCAGCTTCAGTATTCATCCTTCAATAAAAAATAAGCCGCAACATTGGGAAAGTAAATTTGCTTTTAACTGGCAAAGACAAACAGGAACATTAGAAGACTTACGTAAACAAGTAAGCAACGGATCTGCTTTTGTTGCAGCAGCAATGAAAGGGGATCATCGAACTAGTGCCGCATTTGAAGGAAGTTCTCTAGCTGTTGTTGACGTTGATGACGGTCTAACTGTTGAGGGTTTTTTAGCTAAACCATTAGCAGAGAAAGCAGCTTGGCTCTATACAACAACCAGTCATGATCCTTCTAATAGCAAGGAAAGGTTTCGTGTCATTTTTCAACTTCCAGAATTTATAGAAGATCCCGACTTATATAAGGAGATAGTTACTTTACTTGTTGCTCAAACTGGAGCAGACAAGCAATGCACTGATTGCTGTCGTACTTTCTATGGCAACGATCAAGCAACTGAACCTCTATTCAATCAAGATGCTGTCCTAGATAGCAGCATTATCGATGAAGCAAGGAAAGCATTAGTCATCAGACGTAATACATACGACCGCCGTAAAGAAGATATTGATGATCATTCAATTCAACTTGCTATCTACTGCTTAGAAAATGTCATTGAACCAACTAATGACGGTGAACGTGATAAGTTCCTGCGAATCACAACTGCTGCTCGAGCTGGTGGTGATGAAGTATTTCCATATTGGTCTGACTGGGCAAGTCGAGGACACCATGGAAGAAAAAGAGGACAGACTAGTGAAAAGTTTTTCCGTGGATTCAGAGGTGATCATTTAGGAGCAATCTTTACTGCTGCTACCGAAAGTGATTCCGAATGGAGAAAAAACTTACCGCCTGAACTTAAAAGTGATGGCAGTAATTATTTGACCGGTGTCTACGGCAAATCTTTTGCAGGCTATGAACACTCTGCTTTCTTAGGACTAGATGAAGATGACGACTTCACTCCTGCCGATACTGCTACTCAAGGTTTATTTAGCGAACCTGCTTGGAGTCGGACAGCAGTTATCGAGACAGAGGAATCTAGTGAAGGAATGGATTCATTCTTCGAGAGTCAAGAAGAAGATCCAGATTCTTTCGATCCTCCAGATGCAGGTCGAGGTCGTCGAGGAGAAAACCAAGTTGATCGCATAAGAGAAGTAATCACTAGAAACTTCAATGGCTTAAGACTTAATGTCATGAACCAGCAGTTGGAGTTCGGACCAAAAGGAAGTCCACGTCCAATCCATGACCCGACGTTGATGTATCTCAATGTCAGCAGGACAGAAGGAACAGTCTTCCCGAAAACATTAGTCTTTGATATTGCTACTGAGATTGCTTACGAAAATAGATACCACCCAGTTAAGAAGTACCTAACTGCTTGTGCTTCTTCCACTGATCCTTGTCCTTACTTTGACCGCCTAGCAACTGAGATATTGGGAGTCTCTCCCGATCCAGTACAAAATCCACTCATGCCTTGTGGTACTCGATTAGCCGATCTCATTCTTAAACGATTCCTTATTGGTGCTGTTAGTCGAGTGATGTCTGAAGGCTGCCGTCATGACTGGATGCCAATTCTTATTGGTAGTCAGAACTGCGGTAAATCAACTTTCTTCCAATACTTAACTCCACCAAATCCTATGGACGGAACTTATCCATGGGTAACAACAATGCAGCAGTCGATCGAGTATCTAAGTTCTAGACCTCATGCTCTTCATGCTGGCTTTATTGTTGTCATGGATGAATTTGAAAGATATACCAAACGCAAATTCTCTGAGGAATTAAAGAACCTTATCTCTGTCAGTGTCGATAGATCTGCTCGTAAATATGAAAACGAAAAGTCTTATCCCAGAGCTTTCGTATTAGCTGGTGCTACTAATAGTCCTGACTTCCTCTCTGATCCAACAGGTAATAGAAGATTCCTTCCTATTCAGGTGCTTGGTAAGGTTGCTTCTAAAGAAGACCCCAATATTAAGATCATTGATTTAGATCGTCTCAAAAAAGATCGTGATGCTATTTGGCATGCTGCTTACAAGCATTACCTAGATAAACCAGAGAATGTATTTACCAGTCACGAGTTAAGTCACATCTCTGAGTACACCGATTCATTTACTAAGGACAGTCCTGTTGAACTTGCTGTATCAAATGTACTAGCTAGGGAAACCAGTGGTTGGCATCAGGGCGCACCTTACGTAACTCTTGCTGACATGTTTAAACATTTAGACGTTCCTGTTACTCAGCATGGTCAGATGACTCAACAAATTACCGATTGCATGAAAAGAATGAACTGCAAACCTAAAAGAATTAAGGAGAATGGCTCTCCAAAACGAGTTTGGATGAAGTCTTAGTCGTCCAATATCACTGAGTCCTAATATTGTTTGCTTTAAGACTGCTGTAATAGTGGTCTTTTTTATTGTCTCGGTACCAGGCTTTTATCTTCAGGTACCACTATCGCCTCCTGAAAAGAGTTAATACAACATGAGTCTCGTTTAAGGTGCCAGAGTTCCAGACTTCTCTTAACCTTTATTAGGGAAATAAACAATCTGCTTTCTCTTTTTACCCTTTACAGATCCTCTATGATTAAAGAACAAATCGAACAGAAGGAATAAGAAAAGGAGAGGGAATTACTCAGAAAGGTTAAGAAAAGCACGGTACCCCGGTTACCCTGGTACCTTTTTAGACAAAATGTAAGATATAGCACGCACTAAAAATGAATGGTTTGGCTTCTCATCCTATGCATCTTTACGATCGACCTCTTGTTGAGGAGATAGTTTCTAAAAGCCTCAAGGATTTAACCAAGCAGAATATCGTTGACCTAGCCAGATTGCTCAATCGCTATAACCCAACGAACGATAATCTCAAAGATATCATCATTGCTTATTTGCACGAGAACCATAAAACACCAGAGCAGCTCCACATTAAATCAAGGGAAATCTGGCAAAGCGGCTGGCGACCTACCTCGCTTGATTCTGACGAGGTTGGATCTGGTGCTGATGTAGAAGCCGGAGCTGGCTAATGTTTGTCTATTTCTAGAGGAGGTCCAAGAGATTTATATTCCAATTGCTTCTTTAGAAAACGTACTTCTTTTTCAAGTACATCATTCTCTTTCTCCAGCACATCAATGTGCTCTTGATAGATAATAATCATGGACCTAGTCTACTAATTAGAAAAGGCCAAAATCTTTTCTTAAGCTATTTGGATTTCAGACTATAGATTTCGACGTAGGATTTGCAGCCTTCGCAAATCAATGTTGTATGTAAATTGAATTCTCCATCGGGAAAATCTTCGGCACAATTACTTTCTGCTTTCCAGATTAATTGCCCCTTGCAGTGATAACAGTTCATCTTCTTTTAGTTTCTAGTTTTCTCAGCCTGACCTCGTGATCTCTTAATTCTTCTTTTACAATAACGATATCTTTTGCTACTTCACTTCTTAGTAATTGAACCTCTCGAAGTATTGCCTCCATTCCTCTCTTCATACTTCCTTGCGTGAAAGCAATCCGCCAGAGAGCTCCAGCAGTGGCGACACCAACAACAGCAATTACTTCAATCATTAATTAACCTCCCATATATATTCTATGTCAAACCTGAAGCCACCTAAAGCACCAGCTCATTGGGATCAACGATTCCTTGTTCTTGCTTCCAATATTGCTGGTTGGAGTAAAGATCCAAGCACAAAAGTAGGAGCAGTTGCTGTTAGAGATCGCAGAATATTAGCCCAAGGTTTTAATGGATTACCAGTTGGAATTACCGATAGCAATGCTCGCTTACAGGACAGAGATACTAGGTTGCTAATGACAGTTCATGCAGAGATGAATTGTGTTGCTTTCGCTGCTAAATCTGGAGTATGCCTAGCAGGAGCAACAATGTATATTTGGCCTCTAATGACTTGCAGCAACTGCGCTGCTGTTTTAATCCAAGCCGATATCAGCAAGATCGTTGTTCCTGATTTTGTAGAACCTCTTCGCTGGCAGGAATCATTCGATGCAGCTCGTGAAATGTTCATAGAAGCTGGTATTGCGGTACATCGAATTCCTATTCGTGGCCCCTTAGAACCAGAGGAAGATAACGACTGATGCTTGCGAAATCTATTAGATTGCTTACTATATCTCGCAAGACGCAAGATCAGCAATGCAATGACAGACTTTAAGCTGGGGCATCGGGTTAAACATAAAGCAGATGGCCGCAGAGGAATGGTATTTGGACACCATGAAAGCACGGGTGTAAAAGATCTTTTATTTCCAGTTGCTTTAGAAGGTTCAACACGAAAAGAACTTTGGCCGATTGATCAAATCATTTTGATGCCAAAAGATCAGCAGCTAATTGCATTAGGTGGAAAATTTGATCCACCAAAAGGGTTTCCTCTCAACATTAAATAACTATGGCTCAATGGGCTCTGCCTCCTAATCTTCATTCGCATATTGAGGGTGGCCCATTATGTTTTCATTCCGATCACAACATCGGATCGAAAGATGGCAGAATTCCTCGCTATGCAGACAGTCATGCTTGCGTTAAATGTATTAGTGCATTAACTGAAGGACGACTAGCTCTAGATGTTCATCGCATTGAAAAACTATATAGAAGACGCTTCTTAGAATTCTGGTCTTTTGTTGAGATGGCTGGTCCTGACGAATGCTGGCCCTGGAGAGGTAAATATCATTCGCGTTGCAGGTCAAGTTACTTCTCAATCCCTAGACATTGGGGCTCTGGTCGTCAATATTCAGCAGCTCGTGTTGCCGCTTGGTTTACTTGGGGTGACCTCGGAAGACTTCCAATTAAAAATGTATGTGGAGATAACAACTGCTGTAATCCATTGCATATCCGCATTAAAGGAGTACCTCATTATTTCCATAGGAGAACGATTGATTCAATTGATATTGACTTCAGTACACGTAAGTTAGAAAGCGAAACTCTATGTTTCCTCGAAACAACAGCCGATAAAGATCCAAGAACATTTGAACGATTAGAGAAGACAAATAAGATCTGGATCGATTGGCGGATGGGCAGCAACGAACCTGTTAACTCAATGATGGTTCCTAAATTTATGACTGAAAATAATTCCTAAAATAAAACTATTACTGTTCAGTTCAAGTTAGATGACGTTCACGAAAGACAATGAAGCATATTTAAGAAGTAAAGGATATTCTGGCACAAGATTCGACTCCCCTAGAGATGGTGATTTAGTCGAAAAAAATAAACATTTATACGACTCAATCATCAAAGCCGCTGGCGATGACGGTCAGTTAACACAAGCAGAGTACGAGACTATTTACAACGACCGTGGTCCTTGGGGTAAATATGCATACAATCAAGATTCAGTAACAGATGCTTTGGCTAGGGCAGCAGCAGATAAAGGCTTTAAAATTGACCAAAATACTTTAGATAGACATGACCTCGCTTATGACGGCGATGACATCATGGCAAAAATCGAAGCAGGTGATTTCGCACCTAGCATGCAGGACAAAGACAAATATTCCTACGAAAGAACAATTGAAGATGGTGATGATCCTTACAATGTTTTTAGATATAAAGCACAAGAACAAGAAGAAGAAAAAGAAGATGAAAAACCTGTTGAACCAGAAGTTCCAGAACCAGCTTGCCCTTCTGGACAAGTAAGAGGCACATCAGGAGCATGCATCGAAGACAAGGAATATGCAGATAATCCTTGGGAAGAACCAAGAAAGATTCCAAAAGCAATAGATGATTTAAGGAAAGAATTGGATTCGTATTCAGGTACTGGAAGTATTGACTACCTCACTCCACACATGAGCGATCAATACAAGCCTAAAGTTGGTAGCGGTAAGTTCTCAGGCTTCTTAAGAGCTAATCAATATCAGCAAGATCGATCTAACTAGAATAAGAAAAAGTATTTAATTTCTGTAGATAAATAATGTCAGCAATCAAGATAGACCCCGAAACCGAGAAGAAGTGGGCTAAAGAAAGAACCAAAACGTGGCTTCAAGAAACTTATAAAAACGAGCTTGGTCGCGATCTAGGTGATGAAGGAGAAAAATATTGGACAGCAGATATCCATGATCGAGGTCAAACAGAAGATCAAGTACTAGCAAATATCAGACGCAGTGATGAATACAAGGCATATCAAAGAGGCAAAGGAGAAGGAGATGCAACTCTTCCTGTAATTCCAGGTCCAATTATTGATGATCCAACAAAGCCAGTTCCAAAGCCAAAACCTCAAAAACCAAAATACGATTACACCCCTGACCCAGACAGGAAATACAACAAGTATTGGGATTCAATAGATGCAGCAGCAGACACTGGGAATCAGATGACTGATGATTATTATCGTCGCTTCCTGCCCCAGATGCGTAATGAAGTGCTTCTTGGAATTAATGAAATAGGCGCGGCTGATCGTTATCACGGAGATAGGTACGAGGGAAAACCTCCTACTTATTCAGATCCAAAGGAATTATTCGACTACTACAAAAGCAAAACAGGTGACTCCGACGACTCCAGCAACGATACAGTTAAAGAATTAGAAAAAAGAATTAAAGAGTTAGAGGATAAGTACACCATCAAGTAATAATCCTTGTTAAGGTTTATTAAGTATCTTGCGGAATGTATGACTAAGCAGACAGTTTCGAATAAAGAATTTGTCACCGAATCATATCGTAGTTTGCTGAATCGAGAGCCAGATTCTGAAGGATTGCAGTACTGGATTGATGATATAGAAAAGCGTGGGCAATCCCGAGACGATGTTGTTGCCAATATCAAGCTCAGCGATGAATATCAAGCGATGGATTCTTAAGGATCAATTTATCTAATTTGCAAGATACAGCTTGCACTAGCTAACTAAGTGGTCTAACTTCCGCATAGAAGTTTAGGCTGTTCGTCGTGTCCTTCGATCAATTTGCTGTCCAAAGAATTGGTGGAGAAGAACAACCACAGAAGCTTTTATATTCAGTTTTTAAAACCTTAACCGATCGCACCCATAAACCAGTTGCAAATCTTCTTAAGGAAGATGACGAGACCTCCTTAGCAGAAGATGAAAGTGGTGATCTTTTTATAAAGCAATGGGCACCAGCAATTAAAGAACAGACGAAAATAACCCAAGAAGCTTTTATCCCTTTCGATCATCCTCACTTAACTCTCCATATAAGAGGAGATAGAACCACATTGTCTGATTTGAAAGAGATGTCTCAATCTCTATGTTTTAATTCCCAGTCGATATATGAGACTGCTGATAGCTATCGTAGACCTGTTAAAGACTTCAACCATTGCCTCGAAGAATTTGTTTATTCAAGAGTGGTTGGTTTTTACTCGCCTGAAGATGAGGCTGATTTTAAATGGACTGAACAAGATAGAAATGAACAATTAGCAGCCTCCTATTCACAATTAATTGACTTCAATGCCGCACGGGAGAAAGGGATTGCTAAAGAAGTCGCTCAGGAATCTTTGCCACAAAATTTGTTAATTAACGCTACAGTAACTGCAAGTCTCGGCGATTGGCTACGTCTACTTGAGCGAGCAAGCTTGATGCGTAGCAGCTTCGAAATGAAGACGATCGTTGACAAAATTGCAGAAGAAATTCGCAAGTGGGTTCCCGAGATTTACAAGTGGTGGTATTCAGGATTTGAAAAGAAAAGAGCAAGGAAGAAGCAATCTAAATCAATCGCAGCATGAGGCTTTCTCTATGGAAAGCACCAACGATCTATTTGAATTACATTCATCCATCAGTTTATTAATTGATTCTTTTCTAGAAGATCCAAAATACAGGCAATACGTTCCCCTTCTAACCCAAGCGGAATACATAGCAGATCATTTGTTAGTTCAAACGCAGAACATGAATTTGCATGGCAAGACCGAAGCCTACAGAACTTTTAGTCAAGTTCTTTCCAGAACTCATTGACAAGTCTGTACCGACCAAGAATAAAGAAGCATCTAAAGAATTAAACGTCAGAGTCTGTGAAGCAATTATTTCTGATCTGATCGGGAAGTTTGATTCCTTATTTAGTTACATGGGCGAAGGGGCTTTGATCGTCAAGCTCGCTACTCGTCACGGCAAAGAAACCATTCAAACGCAAAACTATATCAACCGATTCTCACTTGAGAGAGATCTAGCAGAAGCAAAGAAAGCAGGCGATGCAACGGTTGAGGAGTTCTTAAAAGATGTCTTAGCGAAAGTCAAGAAGTGCAAATTTGACGATGAAATCTGCATCCTCCTACTAGACAACTCTGGAGGATCTGCTGCAATTCTGCCAAGAGATAATCCGGCGAAACGAATACAAACAATGATTGATGAGCTGTAATCATGGCTCAGACAGAAAGACTTTATAAATGTGACTTAGCCCCACCAGCCCCAGTCATTCAGGGAGCTCGTAGTGTTCTCGGCACGATTGATCTTGACCCCTACTCAACGAAAGACATTAATCGTTCAGTCATGGCTGCTCGATTCTTCGACCGAGATAAAGAAACCTTAGAAAGCATTATCCATAAAACATGGGATACGCCCAATGAAGGAAGAGTCTTCGTTGGGGCTCCTACGGGTGCAGCCCTAACAAGAAGACTCATCAATAAGACACTAGCTGAATATAGACAAGGTCGGATCAGTCATGCCGTGATTTGGATGGCTCATAACGAGGCAATCATTCGAGCGCCTTGGCTATGGGACTTTCCAATGTGCATCCCATTTAGAAGGCTTCGACCCCAGTGGTGGGATGACGAACTGGAAACATTCAGAGGGGTTTCTCCTTCTGATTGGTCCGCCATCGCGTACCTACCACCGACTGATCCAAACAAATTTCATACTGCGCTATCGAGATTCCATAACGTCTTTAGCCCAATCGGCAGAGTTGTTTTCAACGAATACAGCGGTGAGGGTGACTGGGATGAGTCCTACAAAATTGCATTCGGGAAAAATTATGATTACCGAGGTTGATACAGACAGAACGGAAGTAGATAGTTTCCTTGCTCCAGACGGAAACACATACTTAACGATTCGATCTGTTGTTTACGATTCGTGGATTATCTGGCAAGACGCGATTCCTTTTGAAAAAGATTTGCGCTTGATGTTAACTCAAGAGATCTACGACAACATCGTTGAGCTTGGTACTCGTGTGCATAAACTACATCAATCGCTTCCTGGCTATAAGGCTCTAACAGAATCTCCATTCGACTTTGTCTTATGGTTCGATCCTCTAGACTCAGATCCAGATTGGAACGAAGGTAAGAAATGTAGATTTATGATTAAGGATTTCACAGCAGATGAACTCGTCTACTTCAACACGCTAAAGAAAGCAAATAAACTAGAAGTCAAGCCGATGACCAGTCGTCTGGTCGAAGCAAAGATCCCTGTCAAGTAACTATGAATTGCTGGCATTGCAATACGGAGCTGGTCTGGGGAAGTGATTCGGATCTTCCAATTCCAAGCGACGAATATGATTTCGTTACTTTTCTGTGGTGTCCAAACTGTGAGTCAGACACTGAGGTTTATCACAAGAAACAGGCTTAATCAGGTTCCTAAATTTCCATACCTTGCTTCGAACAAGGCTTTTCTTGCGCCGTATTTCTCCAAGTCTTCTCTAAATAATTGATTATCTTCTCCTTGCTGAGCAGTTCGTTGATTCATAACTCGGATGCCACTTCCACCATCGAGAGATCTTCTTCCCCCAGTAGAACCTCCATAGTTCTGAGAGTCATGATTAAACTTCCTAGCCTTAGCCAGATGCCTTTTTACTAAAGCACTTTTTCTATTAGTCAATGCCATATTCAGCTCCTAAAAGTAAAAGTTTTTCCGGCCATTGATCTCTGGGGATGTACTTGATCATTAAGTAGAAATGAAAGTTATGGATCAATGTGAACATAACAATCACCAGCGTTGGATTAATCCCTCTTGATTCATTGAGAAGAGCATTGCATAACGCAAATCCCTCTAAGAGTTGACGCTCCATTACAGCAAGAGTCAGAAGCTTTTTCCTGTCTTTGTGATCTATGTCACTCAATACGCTTGATCTGTCTTACACTTAACACTATCCTAGGCAGAATAGAAGAGGAACTAAGTGAAGACTCGTTTTGATCTTGTGCCTTGGGATGCTGTTGCAGACATCGCTGATGTCCTCCAGTATGGCGCTGCAAAGTATGGGGCGCATAATTGGTGCAGAGGTGCCCACTGGAGCAGATACTTCTCGGCTCTATGCAGACATGTATTCGCATGGTGGAGAGGAGAAGACAGGGATAGAGAAACAGGGAAAAGCCACCTTGCCCACGCTGGATGCTGCTTGCTCTTTCTAATGGAATACCAGCGAAATAGTTGGGGCACAGATGATCGTTTTACTGGTCCAGATGATCAGATATTCAACAAAGATGACGGCCTCTCGAAAGATACATTTAGCATGGAATTATACGAACAAATTAGCAAAGCTGATCCCATCGATTTAGGTTTGGAGTAACCATGAAATCAGATCATTCAAGCTGTCAATGTACACATTGCAAGGAGATTGTATGCCAACAAAAACGTATGGAGAACTGGCAATTAACTCGCAGAAAATTTAATTCATTCGTAGAAGAGAAGGCACTATCAGTAAGGCCAGATATTATTGCTCAGCTCTCTTCTTAGAGAGTATTTGTATTTGTTTCCACCAATAATCTTTCTCGCCTTCTTCTATCCAGGGTGAATGGTACATCACGTATGCATTCTTTATCTGTTCGTAAATATTGGATTCTTCTTTCACTTCTTCTGCTTCCTAATCTCCACAGAAATTGGACTATCTAATATATTGACGATTTTCATGTACGCATAGGCAGTAAATACCTGTGGAACGATGAAAGCAATCATTGCGATCACCCAAAACACGTAATAATAATTCTCCTTATTTTGTGTTCTCAATGTTATTTACTGGCGAGGCTTTCTACTTCTAGGCTTCATTTGCTTCTGTAACGCCTCCATCTGGGGAAGACTCATCTGTGTCTGAGCTGGTTGCTGGATTGGAGAGGATGCTTCTTGTATACGTGCCTCTAGCTCTTTCATTTTTGCTACGTTCTGCCTGTTTAATTCTTCGTATGCTGGCGGCATTGGAGGCATCTGAGCAGGAGCTGGTGGCTGCTGAACAGGGATCTGTGCAGTTAACTGAGCAGCCATTGTTGTTAGTTCTGACTGAACTTGCTGAGCTACTAAAGGAGGAACTTTGTTAATGACATCTTGTACTTCAGTTCTAGAAATGTAATCAGGTAAAACCTTCTCAACTTTCTCTATCCTTCTAGCTAGTTCTGGATCTTGCGTTGATCCTTTAAGACCGATCGTGACGAATTGACCTGTTGCTAAGCCAACAACAACCGCTGCCGCACTGGCAATGAGTACTTCCATAAACTATGTCTTGCAGAATGTAATCTAATTGATACGCGCTCAAACTGCCACTATTCGTCGTTTCCTAGGACAATCGCATCCATGTCTAGCTCAAAGTTGGTCGAATCAATAATGTCCTGCAACGACTCTTCCTCTTCTTCACAGAAGGCTAAATCAGTATCATTATCTTCCATTATTCTTGACGGCAAGGAAGCTGTTCCTTCTGTAAATTTAAAAGCAAAACCAGCGTCCTTGCTAGCCATAAGAAAGACTTGCTTCTGTGTGAATCTCCCCTCCCAACAATCTAGTAATGCTGCGATCAAGTCTTCCCTCGAGTAGTCCCTGATCTCGATTGCAATCTTTTGAAGCAGGTATGCTTGCTCCATCGTTAGATCTGGGTTCATAATGAATCGCTCCTGATAAACACCATAGATCAAATAGATCGTTATTCAGAGGTGTAACCCATTCCTTAATTCTGTCTGCTTTTTCCGAGCAATAAAAAGTTTGCTCTTTATACCAGACCAACCAATCACGTTGAGAACCTTTTGCTGAATTACATGGTAGACATGCTGGCACAAGATTAGTGCGTAGACTGCTACCACCAAAAGCTTTCGGTTTTAAATGATCAATCGTTAAGTGAATTTTAGCCCCTTTACTATCTACCCCGTTTCCGCAATAAGCACAACAGCCCCATTCGTCTTTGATTGACTGTCTAAAACGTCTCAAAGCAGCACCTTTGGAGATCTCTACCAACCCGAAACGGTAGCTCTCCCAACGATCTGGTATCAAGGAAAATATTCAGTTGATTCAACAATAACTAGTTTTATACGTCTACTAATCGAGTTTAGATTTTAAAACACCTACAATTAAAAGTATCGCTCTAAATAGCATGAAGGTTTTAAAGATCGTTGCTATCACTAGTATCGCCTTTAATATCTCAATTATTGGTGGAACTATTGGTGCATACTTTTACGTCAAGACACCAGCCGTTCAAGAAAAAATAAAGAAAGCATTAATCAAAAACTTAACGCCAAATATCGAAAGTCAAATTGGCAAAGCAATGCCAGTAATACCTGAGATTCCTGACTTTACTGGAGGGGTATCACCGCTTAAGTTCTAGTCGTGTCTGAGATACGAGAGATAAAGCTTAGAGAAATTGACGTTCCTGAAATACCTAACTGGGCAATAAATGTACCGGAGAGCATTCCTGTCTTTTCGCCAATTACTCAGCAGATTATTACAGGACAAATAGGTTTTCCTGTTATGGACGTTCCAGGCTGCGTAGAAGCCAGAGAGACGGCCAATAACGACAACCTAGTAATAGATGCAGAGAATACAAATCTTTTAGTCTGTGATCCCGGTCAACAGCCATCGTTTAGTGCGATGAACTACAACCCTGACAGCACACCGCCAATCGGTAAGAACGTGATGCTGCCGCCCCCTCTAGATCAACCAAAGTCAGAGAGTAATCCAACTAATAGCAATACTTCTACCGGCGCTCCTGATCCATCTGGAGGACCACAATTACCAGCACCTAGAACCCCCGAGCCATGTCCCCGCCCAGACGATCCTCCAGTAGGAAGTAAGGGGAAGTTTGGTACCGCTCGCGTTGAGTCCTATTACCGAGATGCTTCGGGAGAATGCAAAATAAAATGGACAGCAGAGAAGCCGCAGGACGTTGCTTTTACATATTTACCCCCACCGCCCGTCGCATTAACAACAGCAGCAATTGCAGCCACAGCAGTAACCAGTTCTGTGTTGATTAAGCCCCTATCGGATGCCTTGCTAAAGATCGTGAAACCCCTCACTAAAAAAGTAGTTAAAAAAGTGCTTAGTCGTCTAGGGAAGAAGCCCAAGGTGCTTTCCGTTCGTGAACGCCGATTAGAGCAGAAGGCTCTGAAGAAGTAGATGCGTGTTGTTGTATCTCTGTATCTGGTTTGCTTGATTGGATTTGCTCTTGTCCTGTTATGGCTTCTCCTTTTTTGACATTGATTTTATGTGAATGATCTGGAACCGATGAAGGATAATTAGCAACCTCAATATCCGAGCATACGGCAAAATATTGGGAATCTCTAGAATGAGATATCCCGCTCTGTTTCAGAGTTCCGCAGTGTTTGAGTCTTGAGATTTCGTAGTCCAGTACCTTTAGATTCAGCTCTGCTTTACGAAGCGCAATCTCTGTACTGGCTGCTTCTTTGCACAGTCCTTGTAGCTTTGAATCTAAGGGCTTAGACCATTGAATTGTTAGACCATAGTTAAGTCCGTGATTATCTTTCTGCTGGGTTAATACATTTTTCTCGAATAAAATATTACCCGGATTATCTGGAGCACCGTCACCATCGATATCTCTCATGTCGTAGACAGGCTCTTTATACGATGTGACGTATGGTCTTTTAATGTTATGGCTTAGTCCTACATAGGGTGACAATGTCATCGTTTCTGCTTGGCATACAACCCCGTTTTGACCAAACGTCGAGTTAATGAAATTTCCAGTCAACACTTGATATGCGTTCACAGTCGCTGACCCTGAACTGTTCGCGACAGGATTGGAAGTAGCAGACACGCCGCCTACATCTGCCAACGCATTTACAGGTAATAGGAATATACTGAGAAGCCCTGCGGCTACTGACTGAATACGCTGCTTGAAACTATCGTGGTTTCTATTTCTTGTGACCTCGTGATGGTTGTGCGGTTCCGAAGTCCTGGTCCTTGATATGAACTCGTGTAAGTAAAGGTTCCGCCCGGTGTTGTTAGTGACCAATTTGGTGCCGTATCTAGATCTAAGCCTGTCCATGTGGACGTACCACCTGAAGTCGTCGTATGACTAATTGTAGTTAAACCCGTGGGATTAATGTGACCAGTACTTGGCTTAATACCTGTCCCTGAAACAGAGTGAACAAATCCAGAATTATAATCTTCTGAAACGATCACCTCCGATATCACTTGGCGTTGAGTGGTCGTGCTATCTAATTTTCCAGATGTATAATTTGGGACCACAGGCACACTATGACTAGGATCTGCCCAGCTAAGCAATAGAAATATTAAACCAACTAAACGTCTCACCCTAACGTATTGTCAGCTCTTGAACGTGTTGAGCAATCGCAGTAGTACCCGCTCCACCACCTACGATCGCTGTTGTACCCCCACCTACGCTGGTCAAAGTTCCAGCCAACGTAGATTTAGTTCCACCAGCAAAAGTCGTAGTCTGACCATATGAAGGAATTGACTGCACCTGCCCAGTCGTTGTGCTTACCGTTGACCCTGCATTCAAGGTAGCTATAGGGTCACCCTGCAAATATGAATTACTAAAACTGAAACTTTGTCCGGCGGTGTGTATTCCATAATTTCCCATAATTCCTGTCGGTGCAGCAGTTGCGGAACCAACAGTTAGTCCTGAGAAGGTATCGTTATTTCCTGAACCCACTGTAATATTACTTCCACTTACGGATATCGTTGACGGCACCCGTGTCGCAACTGAACTAGCCCCATCCACAGTTAATTGAATACTCGATTGAATCCGATGATGAACTTCGGAATTAGCCGGTCCACATATCGACAACAACCCAACTAAAACAGCGAACCGTTTCATTACTTAAATACAACTCTCCCCTACACTTTAGAGAAAAATATTTATCGAAAAATTTTTAGAGGTACGCTTTACTGATGTTAGTAGCAAATCCTACAACTGTGGTTCCAGCAGCAATAACAGCAGCAGCTCCAATTACCCACTTCTCTACGACCTTTAATCTCTCTCGAAGGTCTGCTTGCTTCTCCTCTAGACGCTCTATTTTTAGCTGCATCACTGTGATTTTGACCTCTTGTGAAGCATCAAGATTTAAACCAGAATCAGACATTATTTTCTTTAGTTGGCTTCTCTGATTTTACGAGTTCACCGCCAACGATGTGGATAGGTGTCTGCACACGAATAACTTGTTCGTTACTGTTTTGCATGGCGAGGATTTTTAACAGTTTCTCTTCTGTTAAGCCTCCTCCACCGCCGTTATTCTTCTTCTGATTAGCAGCCTGAATGCCGAATCCAGCTAAAATCGAGCCCAGGAGCGAGGCCGGAAAAGTTGGATCAATATTTCCTTGCTCTGGGATTGGGATAATTGTCTGACCAAACGTCAACTTTTCAGGTAGACGAACGTAGGATAATGTCAACATGGTCATCGACCACCCAAGCACTAAGCATTTTATTGAGGCTGCCAAAAGATCATGCCATAGTGGCTCGTCTGCTTCTTCCTGTTTTCTCTTCTTAGCTTTAGCAGCTTCTGCCTTTTTCTTTTCTTTCTCAGATAGTTCCTTCTTTTCTTCGACTTCGGCCATTTTCAGTTTGCAAGATACTTATATATTAAGAAAGTTGCATTATGCAAGATAAAGCATACACTAGATAGACCAAGAGGTCGATTCAATGGCAGAAGCTTGGATAAGTAAAACGCAAGTATGCAAACATTTCGGAATTTCCGCGAAAACTCTAGAAAGGCGGTTTTACCCGATTGCATCCAAGGGAACTCATTACATCACGAAAGACCCTTTAAATGATGATTCTCAAAAGATCTGGAAATTATCAGAGGTTGAGCGTTTAGTTCGTCAATCGAGTGGCTCATTGCAAAGGCGCTTAGCTAAAAAGCAAGCGGCGGCAAGATGACCAGCTCTAACTTCGAGGATCACAAGCCAAACAAAAAACGCAAGAGGCAATTCTCGAAATCTGGAATCCCGCTTCACCAATTAGATGACATTCAATACATGGAATTTGCAATGGAATTCCCAGACGAGATCGTAGACCCAGAGGATGACAATGGAACTGCATGAAGAATTTAGATTCTGGTCATTAATAAAAAAGGCCGAGAATATTAAAACCTTAATCAGAGATCAGCAGAATCCTTTGTTGAAGTTCCTCCTGAAGCTGTTTTACTACCGATCTTTTATGAATATTTGCCAAGCGATTCAAGATTGTTTCTGGTGTGGAGAGGAAGTAGCAGTATCCAAGCTTGATCAATTGCCCTCATTTATTCGCAGGGATTATTTCTTTCATTAATTATTTGCAATGCCAAACCACGAAATTAAATTCATCATCAAAGATGGAATTGTCACAGAAGAAGTTCTTGGAGCGTCTGGACATATTTGCCAACGAATCACTCAACCAATCGAAGAGGCATTGGGAGAAGTCGTGAACCGAAAGCACAATGCTGCTTATTTCATCACTGATTCGAATCCGAATGAAGAGAGGATTCAATTACTAGAAGAGGAAGACTGGAGAGGTTGCTGCGGAACCTTTAATTGTGCTCTTTAAGGAAGCTGCAATTTCACTTCAACTGTTCTGGATTCATGGTCAATTTCTCCATGAGAAAGTGATTCGATTTTGATACCTAATGTGTTCAACGCCTTGAGATAAGTTTTCACCTCTCCCTCGAATTTAATCACATCTAGTTGTTCGTACATCTCATTTACCACGAGATCTTGCATTTGCCGCATTGGTTTGCTTTTCGTAATGCTTTGAGCAGATTAGCGTCAGTTCGTGACAATATGAGCATTTTTAACACCATCTATGGTGTATACCCTGAATTTGAGTAAATATACTTAGGCTGCATACGGGTGTTGATGGTTTCTGATCATCGCCTTTTTCTCATCTTCTTTATCTAGCCAAAGCAGATATTCTTGCTTGTGAACAGCTAAGCCATGCCCCATCGCTTCAGCGCATTCTTCGATTGTCTTCAATCTCTTAAAGGCTGGATCAGTATGCATAAAGACTGCCCATGTATGTCGAAGGTCGTATGGTCGAACCTCTATTTTCTTCCTTGACCTTTTGACTGGAGATTTAACTAGTAGTGGAGGCATTGAGCGTTCTGCTCTCCCTTTCTTTCCGTAAGAGGTAGGTCCAGTTTTTCCAAATCTTCCTTTCAGTGTTCCGTATCTAATGTTTTGATGTTTTATTCCTAAAGTGTTGCGAGTTAAATATTCCCCTAGCTCGTCGTTGTTATCCCCTATCCCATCAAAATAAATATCCTCATCATCAATCGAATAAGTTCGAGTGAGTGGATTTGCAATGCTTTTGATACGTGGCTTTCTTTTCCAGCGTAAATAAAACTGATGCTCATCAAAATTTTTAAATAATCCATATCTCTCATCCCACTCAGCAAATGCAGGCCAGACTATTCGATCTACGTTTGACTTAGTAAGTCGCCTCGGTACCTCAATAAAAAGATTTCCCAGCTTTTTGATGTACCACAGTTCATGATTTCTAAGGCCGTAACACATCATCATTGCAATAGCCCAGCACTGCCATGGAAACTCTTTGTAGTGCTTGTCTAAATATTTTTCTGCTTCCTCTCTCGAAACGATTCCTCGAACTTGTCTCAAATCTTGCTTATCTAAATTCCTAGTCAATTCTTTACGTTGTTCTGCATGAAGATCTCGAATTGCTCGATACTGTTCATCTGTAAACCAAGCAGGATTTCCATAGAACTTTTGAAGTTGTCTAATAAATTCCAATCGGGTCTGGAAAGGTTTTGTTCCACATTGTTTTTCTTTTAACCATTCTTTAATTGCTTTATGAGATTGTTTGATTTGTTTTTCTTTTAATTGTTTTAATAAAGAAAAATAATTTTTATTCGTAGATCCTTTATTTCTCTTTTGTAAAAATCCTTTAATTGCTGCTTCGTCTTTTTGCCAAATATTAAGTTCTTCTTCTTGAATATCATCATCACTCCAAACACCTTGATCAATAATTTTGATTTTGTTGCAAACCCATTCACAATCTTGATCGCTATCTATCCTTCTTGGTTTGAGCGAAATTCTTGTGTTTCGATTTCTATTATCTCTCACATAAATATATTTACTGTCTCCACGAGTAAGCATGCTCCAGCGGTAATTGCATTCCTCTAAAAAAGCAATGTACTTTTTGATGGGTAAATTCATATCACGCGGCCCAGTTTTAGAGAATGAGCCCTACGGACTGGGCCAAAATCTGGGCAATTAGTGGGCCAACGGCCCAGTTTCTTGCAAAAAGTGGGCCAAAAAAGTCCCATCAAGTACGACCTGAACTCATGAAGGCTTTGATCCATTTACATAAAATATTCCTTCAGATCCCTTTATAGCACTAAAAAAAGCCCAGCGCTAACTGGGCTTAATATTTGGTGGCGGGGGGAAGATTTGAACTTCCGACCTTCGGGTTATGAGCCCTATGGTTGCGGGGCAAGAACCCAGTCCACCACTCGCTACGAAAAACGACTGGGCCGTAAAAGTGGGCCAAACTGAGACTGTAACAATTCATCGGATGCATAGTCCGAAGTTTAACTTATTTCAGGTTGGATACCAAGCAGGCTGAAGCATACCTCTATCGTCATCATCGTCATCATCGTTCCGAGTGTCATAGCCCAGAATAAATGTCACTAATGCCACGCAAATTAGGGGCAAAAACGGGAAGATTATGGCTAATTGAAAAGCCTCTGGATCGCTGAAAAAGTTCATTTAGTTAATTGTTTGGATTGGATTTTCTTTTGAGCTTTTAGTTCTTTCTTTAATAATTTCTTAGCTTCTTTTCTGGATGTACAAGCTTGAGCCTTCAGACTAAGTTTAATTAATTTGCGTAATTGTTTTTCGATAATTGTTAACTTACGACTTGTGCTAATAATTCAGCAGCCGCTAATTTAGCTGCTTCATCTTCATCAATTGGAGCTGGCATTCGCTCTGCTTCGTTATCACTTAAAGCATCTGCTAATAGATACAAACCACTAGTACCACCCAGTAAAGGCACGATATATTTTGCATATTTTCCTGCCATTTTTATACCCCCTTTAGACACAGGAGTTGGTGTTGTATCTTTTACTTGCTGAAGCTTGGCCTGCAAATCTGGGCCAGCAGGTGTGTGTTGTTCAGGAGTAGTAATTTTTCCAATAATTCCACTGGCGTAAGTCTTTGCTTCTTCCTGACTTAGTCCTAATTTATTGACTCCATATACAAACGCATTATCAAAAACTTCATCAACTGTTTTTCCTACGCCCTTTTGATCTTTAAGAATATTTGATAGGAATAGTTCTTCATCAGATAGTGACTGTTTGGGAAATTTTTGATAGAACTCTTCCTTACTTAATTGATTAACTTTTTTAGGAGTTACGTCATCAGTGTTAATTCTTCCCTGCATTTCATCTTCACTGACACCTGCCCGATCTGCTAATGCTTTGATCTCGGCCTGCTCAATTGCTTGATACATTTTTGGCCCAGTCATTTCCTGCAATTTGTCTATATCTCTAGCTGCTTTACTCACTACACTTCTTGCAGTCACATCTCCGAGCTGAGCCGCTCTCATTATTCCTTCACCCGCACCTTGGGATTGCATTAACGAATCCAGCGCGGCCAAAATTTTATCTACGTCATTCATATCAAGAAACCACCGGCTCCAGACCTAATTCTTGTCTTTTTCTTAAATCTTGTTTCCAAAGCTGATCTCTTAACCATTGAGGAGCATTTTCATATCCTCCTTTTTCAATTCCAGTTCCTTCGTTCCAAGTTTCAGGAACTTCTGCTTTTTTAATAGGAACTAGAAAATCTTGAATATTAAAATCAGCAGGTGGTCCTCCTTCCCCAGGTTTCATTTCTTCTTCAAAATCTTTTCGACTTGGTGTCTGATAAGGAGAACCAGTATCTAACGAAGTATCAAATGGATCACCTACATCAAAACACTGAGGAGGATCTGATTGCAGGCAAATTTTATTTCGCTCTTGCATAACTTCTGGTTGCCCAAGGTCGGGGCCAATTCCCAACAAAGGACCAACCTCTGATCTACTTCCAGCAAAGAGCATGGGAATATTTACTAATAGGCACTTATTCCCTATTCTATATAAATTTATTTTCGAAAAGTTTATCTAATAGGGGTCTTAACTCATGTGCTGGTGGGTAATGTCTCATGATCGCCCTTGCCTCTCTTCTGACTTCTCGAGGAATCCTTGGTGTTTCCTTTGTATCAGTTAAACGAAGCAAGAACTCCCTAGCACCAACCATTGCTTCGATTTGTTGATTTGGCTGACTAATTCTGAGTTTCATCTTGCTTAAAAACAATCTTCTTTGTGTTGTCTTTGAGCTTTAACCCATCCCTTACATTCTTAATGTGCCAATTATTGGACATATCTTGCACAATTTCTCGACCCAACTCCAAAGCAAAGTCTTCTGCTAGCCCTGTAAAAACAGCATGGGGGTGTTGGCCTTTTGGTAAATCATGACGACCAGAGCGGTCATATAGATAATTAATAAAATCACAGCGGTTCTGCTGCTGTCTGACTTCTTGTTTTGCTTGCTCTCTTTGGTCAAGTAATGTCATGCGAGACTTGGCTTACGTTATGTAAGCTTAGTCTTATTTTACTGATACTGCTAGTTATCCTTTGATTAATAGCTTAGTTGATGAAATAGCAACACCAGCTACCACGCTTGGGTCATCTGCTGCCATAGATACTGTGCCTGCCTTTTGAACATAGTATGTTTTAGAAGGAGTTAAACCAGATTGAGTTGTTGTATTACCAGTTACTGCTACTGTCCCTGATGCTGAGTCTGAAATTGCAGCACTTGAAAAACCTATAAAACCGTCTGCTTTCAAGTTTGATACTGTAATTGCATGTTGCTTAAGCCTAGATAAAACATCTGAATTATCTGATTTATCTACAGCAGTCAATAGCAAACCTTCCCCGCTACAAGCAAGAGCTTGTCCATGTTCTTCCTTATGACTAGCTATTTGTTCAGACGTAACACTAACCGTACCATTAGCATTAAAACTAATTGTTAGGAGTTTTGTATCTTGTTGTCCAGAAGTGTCGTCAGCAAACGTATAAAATGCTTTATTTAAACCTTTGTCATAGGCACTGAATCCCATATAATCTTGTCTTCCAGCAAACAAAGTTCCACTACCTCCACTAGATAAAGCTGTAACTCCAGCATTCATTGTGGGAGTAGCATATTTCAGATCATTATTACCTGAATTACTTCTACCTACAATTAAGAATCTCAATTCAGTTGCGATATATTCAATATTAACGTTACTAACAGCGACACCAGATATTATGGTTGGAGGTGTACTAGCACTAGTTTCAGTAACTATTGTGCCTGACCTAGTAAAAATTGCATAATCTATATTATTGTTGAATATACAAATACTGACCCAAGCATCTTTAGTTGAGTCGTAACATAGTCTCGTCGTATTGTAGCTATTTGCAGTAGTGCGGCTATTAGCTACATTAAGATTAGTTCCAACCGATATTGCTCCAGCAGTAGTTACAGTTCCCGCTTTTACTTGCCATTGTTGACTAGTGTTCACCCAACAAAAAATGAACCCACCTTTATTATCTGATGCAATATCTATAGTGTTACATTGATCATCTAAATCATGACCTGTACCATTTACGGTGATTGTTGTTCCACTAACTGTCAGTCCTTTAACATAACCACCACTATCCAATCTATTGTAAGCAACAAGGACAACATCTAGTGAAGAATCGTAAGAAGCACTAACTCTATGTACTTCAGAATTTGTTGCTATCTCTATTCTGCTTCCATAAGTAATACTTGTTCCACTAGCGGTACCTACTGCTGCGTTTAGTTTATCGTTGTTATTATCCGCTATCCAGAATAATATAAATTTTGTACTTGAAATCCATACGGCAGCTTTAACTTTAGGATCATATTGATGTGGAATATCGGTATTGGAACCAGTAGCAGCACTAAGGTTAGAGTTTCCTATTTCACTAATAGTGCCATCTTCGTTTACACGTACTGGTTTATTTGCTGCAATAGCTCCATCTGCCGTAGCTGTTATTTCTGGAGCAGCCGATATTGTTGTCCAACTAGGAGCCGCACCAGATCCTCCAGATGTAAGGACTTGTCCAGATGTTCCGTAAGCTCCACCAATACCTAGTTTTGCACTGTTGGTTATATCGACATCTTTTCTGAAGTCAAACTTAGTATTAGTAAAAACTGCATTAGTTGTATTGCTTGCAGTACCTATTCTTAATTCATCTCCTTGAACATATCCATAAGTCCCGTCTGAATACAGGCGCATATCATCGCCAGCTCCAACTAATAACTTCTTGTTGTCTATTAAATGTATATGTTCTGAAGACGTCCACGCATCCGTAGCATTAACCCAGTTAAATGTTTTTGTAGTAGAACCGAGTAAGCTCCAGCCTCCACCATCGGCGGTAGTATCTGAAGGACTGGCTACTTTGCCTATCTCAATATTTTTATCTTCTACCTGAAGTGTCGTCGTATTAATAGTTGTCGTTGTTCCATTAACAGTTAAATCTCCACTTAGTGTGAGATTTACTCCTGTTGCTGTTCCTGTAAATGCTGGATTAGCTTTAGGTGCATAAGTACTAGTAGCTGTTGCTGTTGTTAAATAATCTCCTAACTCTGTTTGAACGTACGCAGTAGATGCAGCCTTTGTAGTGTTGTCATTAGCACTAGCAGTTGGGACTGTTACCGTTCCTGTAAAAGTGGGACTAGCCTTCGTCGCTAAGTTGCTGAGAATAACTGTTATCTCATTATTAGAGGCATCCTCGTAAATTAAATCTTGAACTTTTAGATTACCAAATGTCATGAAGAGATCTCTTCTTTTCCCAATACCCTTATTTTAGTAGAAGTCGTTATGACTACTTGTTTAACCTTTGATTAGTAATTCAGTTGCGGACAATGAATAACCAGCTTCTACGCTTACTTGTCCCGCCGTAGTACCTATTGTGCCATCCATTTGGACATAATATTTTAATCCAGCGGAAAGAGATGATTGATTGCTGTTTGTATTTCCTACAACTTGAACTGTTGCTGTAGCACCAGATGAAACGGCAGATCCAACAAAGCCTATATATTTATCGTTATTTGAACCAGCAATAGAGGATTTTATTTGAAGATCCTTAGTTGTGTAATTACTAGTAATACTACAAGAACCATAAGAACCATTCCATGTTCCAACATAAACAGCAGCTCTTTGTGTCACAATACTTTGAGAATTTGTGTTTAAACCTACTTTCGTACCTGCACTCATAGTAGAACCACTAATCGTTAATGGACATACTGTTATTCGACCTGAGTTATTATTTTGATCTCGATAAATTGCAATGACTTTCTCTCCATTACTATCGTAAGCTAGTGCGTTTTGAGAAATATTAGTATCTACAGTTAAATCAGAACCATGACTAATGCTTGTATTACTTGGATCGTAAGTTATTACAGCCGCGTGTGCAGCATTACCGCTGTGCCTCCACAAACTAACCCATTTATTATCTTTTGTATAAACTAAAGAACTATAACTTGTTTCACTAGACCTAAGATTTTCATTAGATCCGACAAGAGTAATTGCAGATCCATTATAAGTAAATGCTTTAGCTACAAGGTTGGCATTTGTACTATAAGTAATTATTCCTGCATTGTTGTCATCGTTTATTCTTATGTTAATTACTTGATTTTCAGCATTTGTAGCAACAGTAACAGTCGATTCTGAGACTGTGGTACTACTTACACTTAATGCAAATGCATAAACTGTATCCCCTGAATGTTTTCTAACAACAGCAACAGCTTTATCTGTTCCTGCTGCATCTACATCTACTCTAGTGCATTCATTTGAAGTTACAAGATCAAGTTTAGTACCAAGACTTACAGAAGGAGCATCATAATCAACAGTGACAACTCTTGCTGCGGCTCTGGTAGAACCTTCATTCCATACTAATAAGAATTTACCAGCAGAACCTAACCAGCAAATTGAGTGCCCTTGAGGAGTAGTCGTATTTAAATTAGTAGTAATATCATCATTCCAAGTAAGTGTATCCCCACTACCTTTTGTTCCAAACCATATTCTCAAATTACCTGAAGATGAACCTTTGTTTGGTACGGCTACTATCTTATCGCTCGTAGCATCATAAGCATTCTGAAGGTTATGCCATGCTTGGGTGGCATTAAGATCAGCCATTGAACCAGTCACAGGATCAACAAGAGTTGATTCGTTTTTTACTTTTTCTACTTGACCGTTTGTTTTAAGAGCTATAGCGTCACCTGCTGCTAAAGCTTCTGCCGCAGTAGCCGTTATAGTTGGAGCCGCCGATATAGCAGGAGAAAGTTTGGTAGAATCTAGAGTGCTATTAGATGTTAAAACTGAGTAGAAAGTCGTTCCATCAACACTAAATTTAAGATCGTCTTGAATCCTTAATTGTGAACCATCTTCAGAGTTATTAAGCTTTAAATAACCATCAGAAGACCAAGCAACTTCAGCTTTATTAGTAGATCCTTCTCTAAATTGAATATAAGGATTATTTGTGCCTTGAAGAGTTATTTTTGCATCATTATTATTATCAATCTTTAATGGAAATGCACCAGCCATAGTCAGGTTCAATTGACCAGCCATTGAACTAGCGTTATCAGTTCTTACAAATTTATCTTTAGCATCTCCATCTAAAGTTGCAGCATCTACATTGGTTAAAGTTGAACCATTTCCAATAAAGGTTTTACCGCTAGCAACTTGAATATGTTCTGAAGATGTCCAAGCATCAGTAGCATTTAACCAATTAAATGTCTTATCGCTTGAGCCCTTTAAAGTTATACCCCCATTATTTGCAGTCGTATCACTAGGCGTTGACACCTTGCCCAGAGTGATATTGATATCCTCGACATCAAGTGTCTGCGTATTAATCGTAGTTGTAGTCCCGTTAACTACTAAATTTCCGCTTAGTGTCAGGTTGACTCCTGTAGCTGATCCTGTGAAAGCAGGTGCTGCTTTAGTTGCATAATACGAATCAACGAAAGCCGTGGATGCAGCTTTCGTACTTACATCAGAAGCAGGTGCTGTTGGAACAGTTACAGTTCCTGTGAATGTAGGATTAGCTTTCGGTGCAAAGTTAGTCGTGACATAGCTTTGAGTCGCTAATGTACTCAGGACTACTGTGTTATCTCCAGAGCCTGTATTCCATATTAAATTTCTTACCTTTAGGTCACCGTAAGCCATGAATAGGTTTCTTCTATTTCCCTATCAGTAGTTTAATTGAACCGAAGAACCTAACGTCTACTCTGGAACAACTTCAGTAGGTGTTGCCTCTTCTAATGCATTTATTTCTTCCTGAGCAATTGCTGTCTTTAATTCATCCACGGCTTTATTAGCTTCTTGAAATTTAGCACCTACTTCTTGCTGCTCTTTGACTTTCTCTATAAGTTGACGTACTAGTTCCTGGTTTGCCATAACAATTAATTGACGTATTCAAATTATAGATTATTTAGATCCTGACTGCGTTTACTGGTTGCTATGCCGACTCTAGGCATGAGCATAATATATGTATTTACCATTTGATCCATTCAGAGCGCCATCTGTCGATACTATGTCAAATCCAGTAGAAGTAGGATCGATTATGTCATGGCCTGTTATTTGTGCTGCACTGCTATTAAGTTTCAGCATTGGATCATTACCACTAGCTAGACCACGTAAAGTATCAAATACTGCCCAATAATCTGCTGCATCTGTTCTCTTTATTATGATATATCTTGGACTAAACCCAGTCGTCACGCTGAATCCAGTAGATCCTGATCCTGTGTAATAACCAACCTTGCTGATACCTGAAACGCTGCTGAACAACATAGCCAAATAATTGAAAGTGGCTTGATTAACCATCCTATCGGTACCCAAAGTAAAATGAGTTGACGTAGGAGCAGTGTCTTGCCAAGCACCTACATTATCATCGTCCGCATTAGTATCTTGTAGTCTTATACGATATTGTTCAGGATTAGTACCACCATTTAAACCCTTGTGATATACAGCCCAACCATTATTATCACCATAGGTTCTATTCTTCACCATTATCATTTCTGGGACAGCGTTCAAATTGTGCGGAACGGAAATTGAACCTACTCCTGTTGCGCTATAAGTCGATGGGACTCCTGCATAGGTCACCACATCAAAGCCCTTGTGGCGTTTCCACATAGCTGCAACCCAAACATCAGTATAATTTTTACCAATACCGTCGTTATAATCGGTAGTATTATTAGTTTCAGCACCTTCTGCACTAGTAGTGTCAGTTGCTAGATTTCTTTCTGCGGTAAGTCTTGAAAACACTCTCCAATCTAAAACAGCAGCAGGTTGTTTCATTATTGCAAAATCAACAGCAAAATTAGAATCAAATGCTGGTCCTGTAGAACTACTATTACCCGTATCTAGAGCGAATAGCTCAGTAGCCGTTTTTAGCTTGCCAACGTATCCATCAGGTCTTCTAATGGCACAATAAACGTACGTGCCTGAGCCGTTATATTCAGCATTAGAAGATGTAAGTTTAAATCCAGTCGAAGTTAGATCTATTCGGTCATCAAGTTGTGCCTCTGTACCATTACTGTCAGCTTGTAGTCTTGCATCATTTTCACCTGTAACAATGCCTCTCATAGAGTCTACAATAGCCCAACTTTCAGCAGAGGTGCTTCTCTTAATCATCACCCATTGAGGCTCGAATCCTAAGAAGATTTCATTTGAAGACGATGAACTTCCAAGATAACTACCGCACTTGATTATCCCTTCCTTATTGTCTCCAAAGTTAAACGCAGCAGGGTCATCGAAGGGGCTATCTGTTTTTGCTGTTACTGTTCCCCATGCTGTAAGTGATGGTCCGACAGTTTTACCAGTAGTTGAAGAGTTATTGCAACATAACATTGTGGTGCCACTTATGTTTGCTAATGGCTCAGTTGGCGGTCTAAATGATGACGTATAAACTGCTGTTCCTTTTACTACTCTGAGATTAGATATTTTCCCATTAAAGGAATAATTACTTGAATTAGCATACGCCCCTACAGCTAGTGCTCTGTTTGCACTATAGTTAGTTGAATCAGTAGCTGAAACTACTGCAGTACCGTTTACATATAATGTTGTCGTATTGCTGTGTCTAACATATGCAACGTGATACCACTCACTTTCATTCATTTTGTAAGCTGAAGGTGCAGTGTATTGACCACTAACATTGCCAGCATACATTACCCAAATACTACCATTCCATGCAGCAGCTATACCATCTGTAGCACCTATTCCAGTTCCAGTATCAATATTAAAGAAACCACCGTTATTATTTTCATTATCGTTCTTTACCCAGCATTCAATAGTGAAATCTCCAGTTCCAAATGCAAAATCTGAAGTTGCAGGTGTATTCATCCAATCATCCGAACCATCAAAATCCACGCTAACTGCTTCGCTGGCTGTGGACTCACCTCCGGCGAATATGTACGCTACATAATTTTTACTATTTGCATTTGATGAACTAGATGAATTAACAGTGAATTGGGTAGCAGTAGGGGAGGTATCATTCCAATAATTTGAACTCGTTGCTGCTGCTTGACTATCATTTAATAATAATATTTTTTCATTACCTACGTCTCGATGATAAACAGACCAATGAGCAGTATCAGTAAGATTCTTTATTAGAATTAGACCTGGAACACTACCAAGAGAATGAGAAATATTCTGAGTACTACCTGAGCCTGTATAGGTAACAACATCAAAGAACCCAGGTGCCTTGCGGAAATTCCATGAAACATAATCCCCAGAAGCGTCATTAATACCGTTATCGGTACCTAAAGTAAATCCATTCGAATTAAAAGCAGTAACTCTCTGTGCGTATGGTCCTCCAGATAATTCTGGATTGGTAATATTTGGACCTACAGTTTTTCCAACACCTCTTACTGTGTCAGTGATCATGTGGTTATAACCTTGATTTCTAGATTTACACCAGACTGCACCTCCCTCACCATCGAAATCGATACCGTTATTTATAGATTGGGCACCTCCCGTTCCGTCGTACAGGTAGATGCTGAACACATCCTCCATATACGTCTTCTTTGCACCACCTACGCCAAGAAAAATTTGCTGCATTGGTGACATATCAGCTCAACCCCGCGCCTGAGATATAACAGCTATTGGCATCTGTGAATATGATAGTTGCCATTCCTTTTCCAGCTAAGGTTCTATTCGCATTTGAACCATCAGCCGTATAGTACATATTTGTCGGTTTTATAATTGTTAAGTCAGAAGTCATATGATTGATAAATGTCACCATCTGTCCAGCAGAAAAGACACCGCCAGGCACCGTTATGTTGCCACCACTACCTTGCATGAGAACATATTTTCCTGCATCAGAAGCAACAAGAGTATAAGCAGAACTTACAGTGGTGTTAGTTAATGATCTTAAATCGCCTTTGCTGTCTGATACCGTTCCAGTTACCGTAACGCCAGTCGCTGTGGTTTCTATTTTTTTCGTACCATTATGGTATATCTCTACGGCTCCGTCTTCTATAAGTTTTAGGAATGTCTCAGTATTGTCTTTTCTAAAAACTACATTACCTACATAATTATCTAGATAAGTACTAGCTCCGTCATGAAAAACTCGGAAATCTTCTCCAGTCCCAAGTAATAACTTCTTATTATCTCCTAAATGTATATGCTCACTAGATGTCCACGAATCAGTAGCGTTAACCCAAAGGAATGTCTTGTCTGTAGCGCCCTTTAATTTTATACCTCCCTGATCGGCAGTCGTATCACTGGGACTTGAAACCTTGCCAATCTCAATCTGCTTGTCCTCGACATCAAGTGTCTGAGTGTTGATTATTGTCTGAGTTCCGTTTACGGTGAGGTTACCGCTAAGAGTAAGATTAACTCCTGTTATCGTTCCAGTAAATGCGGGGCTCGCAGGTGCATACGTAAGTGCTACTAATGATGTACCTTCTTTGATATATAGCTTGTCTTGATCCTCGGCATAGCTTATCTCCCCATCTTGTAGGTCAGAGACACTGCCATTCAAATTTGAATAAGAACCTCTTGCTATTCTTACTGGTGTTCTAGTGCTGGGGGTTGGCATAGTTAGCTACCGAAATCGCCTCCGTCAAATACTTCTGCTGTACTTATCGTAGACGTTCCGTTATTGAAGTTACCTCCATCAATCATAATTAAAGTTCCACCTATCTCGCCCCAACTAGATGTATAACCTTCGAACTGGGAAAGGGTTGAGTTATACCTAAGCATCCCCGCCGCTGGACTACCTGGCCTTTGAGCAGTTGTCCCAGCATTTAATTTCAAAGCTCCAGTATCAAAGACTTGGATATTACTTAAACCAAGAGTGACATCTGTACCTGAATCGTTGTACAGGAACTCGTCAATTTTTAACTTTCCGTATTGTGGCATTTAGAGGATCACCCATATTCTGTTAACTGGAACCGTGACAGTGGCTCCGTTTTGAATCGTCATTGGTCCGACAGAAACGGCGTTTTTGTCACCATCACCATCACCAATTGTGTATGAAGTCGTAACTGTGTATTGATTCTCAAGGAACGACTCATCAGTTCCGCCACCAGAACCAGCTCCGCCTCCACCGCCTACAGCAGTCCAAGCGTTAATAGATCCAGCTAGATATATTTTAGTGCTTGAGTCAGTTGTGTTATGCCACCAATCACCCTCGTTCATTCCTGAACTAGGAGCTGATGTTTGGATATAAACTTTGCTGCCACCTACAGATTCCCATGCACTGCCATTCCACATCTTGAGCAGACTGTTCGTGGTGTCGTACCACATATCTGCTGTCTGAGCAGTTGGAGCAGAACCAGCCCTGTAAATCCAAGGAGTATTTAAACGATCACTAGCAATATCCAATTCACTTGGATAGCCATTGATATAAATTATCGGTTTGCGTGTTGCCATTTACTTCAGTTGTACTGGGACATCAATGTTTAAAGCGAGAGTATTAGCATCCAGAGCTTCTCCCACCAGTACGACATAATGATTAGCGCTAGATGGAGGAGTAGCCGAGACTGCTCCTGATCCATTCAAAAAGTACCTGCTGCCTGGAGTTAAATTTCCTCCGCCCCAGCCTGTTAAATCAATTTTTCCAGCAAAAGATAATTTAGCAGTAGCGTTAGCTGAGACTGCTTCCATTACCATCCCCGCAACAGTTGCGATGTCTCTTGTTGAACTGTGGATTGCTTTTGCCAGTTTTCCATTGGCATCGATATAAACGACATCACCAATTGCTAAATTCTCTGCGGCTGTTAATTCAATCTCCAGAGCAGAGCCACCACCCATTCCAGCAATTGCAGTTTGCAATGCTATTAAGGCTTGTATTACGCCTCCCGTATTGCTGAGATACTCTCCCGTCACTGTTCCTCCCGCTGCGACAATGCAAGCTTTAATGGCTGAAATAATGCCACCAGTATTTTCAGGGTAAGCCGCCATACTCTTTATTCTAAAGACTTCTAAGGAATGATTATTGGAGCGGTGTTTGACCCTTCTTTTACTACTTCAATCATCGGGTAACTTACACCTCCAATTGTTACCGTGCTTTCGAATTGTTGTGTCGTTGAGTTGAAAATTCTGATCTCTTGCGTACCTCTTTTACACCACCAATCATTTTGTCTACACCAGCTCGCTTCTGGTTCTTCGTGGTCGTTCCAGAGCATTGGCCTGATGTCAGTCCTGATATTATTTCTTACGTCTGTACCAGGGAACAGTTCTAAACCTACGACTTCTGCTAATGCTAAAGCGTATCTATCGTAGTTAACTCGATGTCTTGCATTGTATTCGTCATACACTTCATCACTAAATTCCCTTTCCATGCTTGAGTCTGTCAACAATCCACTAATGTTGTCACCGTAATATTGAGTCGGGAAATCGTTTGGTTCATACCACGGAATACCGCATTCCCATCTCATCGCATGCATGTGTTTACATTCGCGACGTTGGTCAATTCGACTTTGCAAAGAACGCCACTGCCTGTAATAGCCAGCACCTTGTCTTTCCCAAGCAGCTCGAACAGTTCTACTGGCGTTTGGTAATGGGAACATATCTTGATCTACTTCACCTTTTGGAAATTCAAGGTTTGCCAATGCACCACCTAGATGATCAGGACAGCAGCAAAACATCTTCGTTGAAGAGCAAAGATGACGAGTTCCATCCGTCTTCCAGATATTTGGAGCAGATGGATTGTAATCAAGTTTTTTCCAATAAATTGTATTGTTGTACTTAACTCGTCCATACGCTTTTGAGAGATCAAAAACCAAAGTCAGTGATCCTGAATTCGCAGCAATTAAAGTTAAAGCAACACTTCCTTCTGGTTTAGTGACAACGTCATCTGGATAATTAGGTCCAGATGCTGTGTCTTCAAATTGATCACCGATAAAAATAGAAAAAATACCAACTTGAGATGCAGTTAATACTCCGCTGACGTTATAAGTCAACGTATGATTTGCAGGATCAGGATCACTTGTATTCGTTGATATTTGCGACGATGCCAAAGCACTGGGAAGGATGATACTTCCTCTCGTTCTTTGTCCTACGTACCAAGTTCTCTCAGGACTAGTCTCACTTGGGAACATTGTGACAATGTCCTTCGATATGCCGCTAACAGCACCTGTTGTGAATCGACTATTACTGTATATCGATAAATCATCCCAGCTTCTACCCGTACCAAAGTAATAGGCTTGACCTAGCTGCCATCTCTTGTAATCACTTTGACGATTATACGACTCAAGAATTGTAGGGAACTGAGCTGTTCCATAAAGACCTAATCCTTTACCTTTACTCGGGTATAAACCTTTTGCTTTGTTTAATCCAATTCCTTTTGTAACAGGTTGAAGCCCGAAACCTGTTCCTAGGTTCCCGAGACCTTTACCCATTATCTAAAACTACTTGATGGATCGAAGTAAGTACTACCTCGCTCTTCTCCAGATCTTAATCCTGCTTTTGCATATGGTCTGTCCTCTCTCACTCTTGGACCAGCAGTGATTCTGCTTCTTTTCCTTGAGCGATCAGAGGTTGCAGTTGCTCCTGAAGTTAGATCACCTCTTCTTCTCCCTGGGAAGCTTCCGACACTGAACCCCCTTGTCAACTGTGATGTCTCGTCAGCACGTTGAGCATTGATATAAGAATCTGCTTCTCTTCTTGCGTCGTCGTAATCAGATTGTAGTTGTTCATATTTTTCTTTATTCTCATTGAGTGCATCGTCGTACTCAATTTGAGTACCGCCGTCATCTGAATCGTCTGGATCTGGATCAGGATCTGGACCTGGGCCTGGACCTGGACCTGGGCCTGGACCTGGACCTGGGATTCCTACGCAATTCCCTGCGGCATTTTTCTGTGTACCAACAGGGCACAGATCGTCATCATTGTCAGAGCCAGTATTGCAATTAGAACCATCCCAACTACCGCCAGACTGAGCACATGCATACTCATCGCTTCGTCTGATATTTGCCAGTACATCCTCCCTAGTCTGACCTCCTTTGATATCTTTTAACCAATAATCTCTACCCTCGTCTCCTAGTTCACGATAAAGCTCATCTTGATAAACATCTCGTAACCATTTCTCGTTACTGAGCTTGATATTTGATTCAACTTCTTCACGAGTGGCACCTCTTCCTAAGTCTCCTAGCCAATATTCTCGACCTTCATCTCCAAGATCACGATTTAAAACTGTTTGATAAGTACTCTCTAACCACTCCTCATCATTTTGACCAGCACCTTCTGTGTCATTAATATTTTGATATTCATTACTACGTCTGAAATTGTCTACAACTTCTTGCTGCGTTTGTGCCCCACTATTGATTTGTTCAGCCCAGTAATTAGCTCCTGCGGTGTCCGGCTCTCGATCTAATTCAATCTCGTATGTATCTTCAATAAATTGCCGGGTTTCTTCTTCCTTGTCTTCTTTGATTTGTTTTGCCTCGTCAGAAGCATCAAACAATTCTGCAACTCGATCTACTGACGTTTTCCCAGAATCTATTTCTGCTTGCCAATAAGCCTTACCTGCCGCGTCAGGTGCTCTACCAAATTTCTCTTGGTAAAGCTGATCTAAATATGCGCCTGTATCAGCAAGTGATGCCATGACTTAGAAGAAGCCTCCTTGAGCGAAAACGTGAACTCTTGTATTTGCGCTAGGAGCAGCAATAGCTGTATCAACTCCTACATAAAGCAATGCACTAGATGGAACATATAAACCTGTATTTTTCTTATCAGTTTCAGTTGGATATGCTGCCATGGTCGCTGCTGGGCTCGCCAAGTTAGGCACAGGAACACTCAATGGAGGTAAAGGAATATTTGTCCTAGTACCAACAGCCGAGGAAGCAATTGCTGCTCCTCCTACATATGCTGAGTTTGCTGTCGTTATAGATGTCGCAGTTGTCGCCGTGCTCAAGAAAACTAAAACATTCCTAGCAGTGGTATTAGCTTCTAACGCAACGATGGACAAACTATCAACTACAGCTCCATCGTTTCCAGAACAATCGACCAGAACAGTAAAACCTGCTGGTGCTGGCGTATTGAAATTGGTTGCTGCTGTCAGTGCAGCAGTGCCACCAATTGTTGCGAATGAATGCAGAGGTCTATCGACCAACAGAGGCATTTTGTTTGAACTACTCGTTGCCATTTAATTAACCATCTATAGAAAGTTTACTGAGAAATCAATACCGGAAGATCTCAATTAGACAGGAGAGATATCCCTGAGAGGTCCGCTATTCATTAGACCTAATGATGTACTCATACCTCTTTTCTGTGCCTTCTCTTTGACAGGCTTAACCTTGCCAGCTCTTTCGATTGGAACTGGAGGAGGGTCAAACGATGAACCCCTCTGATTAGGTCTCGTTAATGTAGGTGTTTCATTGTTTATGATCTGTTCACCGTCACCATATGGATTTCTTCTGATTACCTGATCTCCTTGCATAGAACCAGCGGGGTCTGCTGGGGCTGGTACTGGCTGGAATGATTTTATATTCTGAGGATTATTAGGAACCCCACCTTTAGATCCAGCTAAGTAGTTGTTAACTTCTCTTTCTTCCTGCCTATTGATGTACCACTCATTTGGTCGGAAAGATCTTTTAGCACCTTCTTTATACTTCATGTGCTCGGCTTTTCTGGTCATGCCACAGATCCTCCGCCTAGAGCTTGGAATACATAATTAGGAACTCTTCCTTTTGTAAATGATGTAACTAACTCGTCTGCTGGATTAGGAACATTTCCGGGTTGTCCTCCAGGGGCAGGTAATTCTAATCCTGATTCTCCGCCAACTTGTGGTTGCATGTTGGAGTTAAAGGCAGGATTGAAATCATTCTCGGTTGTTGTTTTATATGACTGAGCTAGTAACGTAACGGGATCAGCAAAAGCATTCGCTCTATTTGCACTTGCATCAGTCAGGCTTGGAGCAAATTCCAACCCACCTGATTCAGGATCTATACCAGAAATATCCGCTTTCTTTTCATAGACTGCTTCACTTTGGCTAGGTACCTCATCTCTGCGTAACTGAGGTGCTGGCTGTATTACTTGCTCATTCCCTGGCTGATTTATGGGCTGAGTGCCTTCTATTGCCTGACTTGCATCAAATGGCTTATTTCCTCTTGGCAAGTTAATTGTATTTGACCTTGCTAATAAAAAACCAGCACCTGCTCCTAACGCTGTCGGTAAAAGTTTTCCCCCACTTGCAAGCATTCCCAAGCCTGCACCCATAACAGCACCACCAGCAGGATCAAGTAAAACCTTCCCATGCTGCTGAAGCATTTGATTCATCTGACTCTGACGATTTCTTTCTGTCTGAGCACCAGCGTTGTAAGTAGGTAATACTTCTGTTTCTTCACTACCTCCACCTTTGGAAGCACCTTCAATATTCTGCTTTACCTGATCTATATCAACAATTTGTTTGTCATCGAAATACCCAGTCTCTTTAAGGACATCTAATGCTCTATTTTCTTTCCCTTCCCTATTGCGATCTCGGTAATGCCTGTAAAGGCTTCCATGCCCTCTGATTTGAGTGTCCATTTTGAGTAATTACCTCCAGTTTTGTGATCCAACGGCTTGTGCAATTCTTGTTCCAACCGCTGTATCAGCCGGACCTTTAATTGCCATGATGTATTCAGATCCAGATCGATCGAATGCGTATCTCCTTACCTCGTCTCGTCGATAGTTAGCCACATACAGAGTTTCAGCTAAACGATCAACTTCTCTGAGGTAAACCTCTCGATAGGTCTTATCTGCCTTAATAGGATCTGACTGCATTATCTGCCTGTCAGTATCCCCAGTAATCCGTTGGACCATATTGGGCTGTGGAGCACTCTCAGTCTTGAAGATCTGAGAAAGCCTGTAGACCTTATCGCAACGATTTAGATGCTCAATGATTCGCTCATAGAAATAACTATCAGGAACCCGAGCCATTGCTTCTTCTAAACGAGCAATATCACCGGCAGGCAAATTCGCTCCGGTGTTATAGCCAAGATGGAACCTTGTACGGCTTTTGTCGTAGTCGTTAAGTTCCAACCGTAAATAAAAGCGACTTTCGCTTTATTCTAGGCAATGTAGATAAGGTCTTCTTTAAATACCTCTTCCCAGTCAACTCTTGCGATCTTTTTAAGCTGATCTAATTTTGAGAATCTTTCTCCGGGCAAAGATAGTCTTAGTTCAATAATCTTTTTCGCAGTTGCGTATCCAATCCCTTTAACTTGCTTTGCTAATGATTCTGCTGTAGCAACATTCACATTAAGCCTTGTATCTAGTGGGATTACAGCTTCTGGAATCTTATCCTCATCCTTCTCCTCCATGACAACTGGTTCAACCTTTTGACCTGTTCGACCTTTGTTCGCTTCGTAAGAAACAAGATCATCTAAGGCAACATATTGAACTACGCCTGTTGCATTCTTGACCATTGCCCAGTCTTTGTCGTGATGTCCAATGAACTCGACGACCTGACCGTTCCTTTGATTTTGATATAACGCCATAAATAAAAAAAGAGCACCCCGTTGGAGATGCTCTTATTGTAGTGAGAAAACCTAGTAATTTAGGTCTCTGTGATGAATGGGATGTATGTATCATCCAATCCAGCAACTTCATCGTCTATGAAGTATGAGACTTCAACGATGATTGGTGTACCACCAGTTTGTGTAGAAGATAAAGCACTTCCAGCGCCGTTACCTGCTGCATTACGAACATAGACCTTAAGAGTCTCTGCTCCTGCAAGAACTGCTGCGGTTACGATTCCTTTCTTTGCAGATGCTGGTGCAATAGTTGTACTAGCAACTGCGATAGTTGGGGATGAAACAACAGAAGTTGAGATGGTGGCAGCCGCTGAACCAGCAGCATCCTTAACAGCAATTGTGTCTGAGTTAGTACCAACTAGACCAGAAGCAGCAGTGCCGACTCCTAGATCTTTACGCATATCAGGAACACGAATACCAACGTGGTATACACTTGCTCCTGCTGGAACTGTTAGTCCTGTGATGTTGGCACGAACTTTGTCGTCGCCACGCATGTCAGGGCTAGGGATGGTAATTGCAAATTCAGTAGCTCCTGTAGAAGTTACTAATGCATAACCAACCTGATGGTAATAAACACGACCTGGGCAAGCCACAACTGGCTGGCCTTGGTAACTACTTAAGTTTGTGACCCAGTTACCGGGGTATATCTTTTTAGCCATTATTAGTTACCTCCTCAATATACGAATGAGTAAGCAACGGTTATGAAGTCCTTATTAAGAATTTCAAAACCAGCAAAGAGACTCCAAATCATAATGATGAATCTTGAAAAATCATCATTGTTATTAAGAAGAATCTGTGCGTTGTTACCACCAATACCTACACCAACTGCCTGTGGTCCGAAGAACAACATTGGAGCAATTGTATAGTTAGCAGCACCAGCAGCGGCAACAGTTACTGTCGCGTTGATGGTTTTCTCAGGTAGGTTGGTTGATTCGAACCATCTTACGCCCTCGAACAAAAATCCCGTCGGCATGACAGGCTGTCCGGCAACGAAGCCAGCTTGTCCATAAGCTGGACCCATACCTTGGAAGAAGTTCGCATTAGGAGCCTCGGATGGGTTCATGGGGTTAACCATGCCATTACCGGCATACCTTGCGATCTCTCTGAATGCGTCGTTCTGGCGAAGATGCATCATTGCTGTTGGATCAGCAATACATCTGTAGTAGCCATCGCTGAACGTAGGTACGTTCCGCTTACGCATATCCTTGACGACCTGAAGCAGGTCAGTCTTTACGTCGAACTTAGCTGAAACGCCTGCAGCGTATGTGAAAACAGGGTTACCTGCTGCTTTTGCAGCTCCACCAGGGAAGTAATAGCCACCCTGACTTGAAGATGAAAGACCGTTAGCCTCTGCTTTAAATAGTTCGTCTGCAAATACTCTATCTCTCCAACGTCTGTAGTCATCTAGAAGGGTAAGACTACCTATGCTCTGATGAAAAACGTTGAGATTACCAGTGTCTAATAAAAGACGCTGTGCTGTTAAGAGAGTCTCACGTGCAACCTTGAATGTTGAAGGAGTAGTTGGAGCTGCTGGATCAGCAGGACCGGTGTACTCTTTTAGGTTGACGAGGACTTTGTCCTTAACAATATTTCTACTTGAAGCCGTGCCAAGAGTCTGATCAGCAGTACGCTCTCTGGAATCCTTATTACCAGGATTACCCCAGAAGCGATATCTGTCTAACTGAACAGTTTGACCAGGTTGTTTCGAACAAAAGTTGACGATGTAGCTCTTTATCTACATCCACAAGATTAAGGACTCTTGTGATCGGACTATATCTTCACCCTTTAGCAGGGGTTGGGCGCTCGTGGACGAATTACCGAGTTTCCTCTCGTCGTCTAGTCTCTGAACCTTCCAGATTGTCGTCTGGCTTGGCTGCTGATTAACCTTCTTTTCAGATCCGGTCTTCCAGCAATTCACCCAATTTTTCAAACAACTTACGTTGTATGGACTCCATTGAAGTCGTGAACAACCACAGGCTCTACAGCCATCTCGATTATATAACCGGGATGCGGGCGGTAGAGTTCGGCCCCGAGTAGTTTTGGAAAATCATTATCAATCCACATTGGGATTTATAACTCCGAAACTTATAGGGAACAAATACACACCTATTGTGTGTTGTCTATATCATAAGTACATCTCATAGGGTAAAACTTTTGGAGGC